CGATCATCCGTATTTTTAGCATTTTTGAAGATTTTGGTATGCAATGATATATCTACTTCTATTCCAGCTAGTAAATTGTCCAATTTTAATATCCTATTAGCCTGATATAGCATATTTCTTTTATCAAATGTACACCAGGCCACAGCATGTTTAAGTGTGTTAAAATTATGAGTTGTGAATGTAGTATGCATCTTTACTATATATTCATTATTATTATTCTTAGTAATATGATACATATTGAATAACTCATAGCTATTGTCAGAATTTTGAAAAATAATAACATCTTCCAACTGACCAACAAAATCTGTTTTCATCAGCTTTTCTAGCTTTTTTTCTGCATTAATTTTTTTATTCATATTTTACTACCTTAAAATATATGTTTTTAAGTTCATCTGATGTATCTAAAAATGCAGGAAGTTTATCCCAAACAGTATCAGTTTTAATCATTGGCACTGTATCACAATCACTATACAACGCTCCTAAATCATTAACCCCATCATTGAATACACTAGCATGTTGTATGTCAAAATCAAATGACCAACAAGTATATAATTCATCTTCTTGCTGTTCAAATAAAAAACCAAAGTCTGTGAATTCATCAAAACGTATTTGTATTTTTTCAGGCATCCTAGTTATTTCAGGTTGACTACGTAATGAAATAGCTTGTAGTACAGTATCAAAATTGCATTGCGTATTTCTTTTATGTAGCCAAGATGCTATTTCTTCATCCTCAACTGGACGACTTCTATTGACTACTCCAGTTGGGGTAATATCAAATAGTGTATAGCAAGTAATAACGTAACTCATACTACTATTTAATAGCCGTAAAAAAACCCAAGAATTTCTTGGGCCTTTTTATTCAAGTTAAAGATTAACCTGTGAATGTAGCTGTAGCAGTTGTAGTTACAGTGTTAGAAACACCACCAGCTGTTAGAGCCGCTTCAACAGCCGCGTCTAAAGTTGTAGTTGTCCATGCACCTGTTGGGTAAACAGCCATTGCAACTGTATCATTAGTTGTATCTGTGTACTCATAGATGTAAACTGTAGCTAATTGTTGTGTAGCTTGGATGATTAGGTTAACTTGTGTACCTGTCAAAGCGCCAGTAGCTGTAATCGTGAAGAAGTCTAGTTTAGGACCTTGTGGTTGAACTGTAGCCGCTGAAGTAACAGCGTTTGCACCGCTGTTTGTGTATGCTGGACTGTCATAGTTAATTACCGGTAGCAAGTCGCCGTTTGTTTTTGTAAATTGTGCCATTTTGAAATTCCTTTAAGTTTGTGAGCATATAGCTCTACTCTTATTTATGCCTGGCAACAAAAAATGTCGGTTTTGGGCTTATCTTCCGGCTAGATTTTGACGACTAAATCCCATTCTATCTACAAATTTTAAGCCATTTGATACAAAACCTTCATGTGTTTCAGTTCCGTCTTGTAAATATCCTTTAACAGGACTAACTTCTGCCGCCTTATTTAATTGATTAACAACTGACATTTTTAGTTTGTACATCTCAATCCATATAGTGAAAGCACCAACTAATCCGGCTTCATTAGCTTGTAAATGCTCAACTATCTTTGCCTTCATTTTATCAGTCATTGGTCTATTCTGTACAAAGTCCATAAAGCCAGCAAGTAGATTGTTCAAATCACCTGCAACAATCTTCTTGTTAATATATACAGTAAACAATTGATTAAATGTATTACGTGCTTGAGGGGCAGTATTCATCAATTGGTCTACAGCAGGACCATATTTCTTAATTGCATTCTGTGCATTCTTTACTAATGTGTTATCTATCTTAAGCTTAGGAGCTGTTGGCATAGCACTAGGAACAATAGCAACATCACTGTTATTCTTCAATTGTCCTATATTTCCATTCAACGTAGATGCTTCGTCAGTAGTCATTGCGTTAGGATCAATATACTGGTGAACTGCAATACCAGCACGTTTGCCACCTATTAATTGTCCAACTGAACTATTAGCTTCTACTTTATAAGTAATACCATTAGGATTAGCTTTGAACACATAACTACCATTTTGATCTTTTAACGGTTGATGAAATAACAAATCACCCCAGTAATATCCTTTAGCACCTTTGCTAGCTTTTTCTAATCCAGACCATATTTCAGCAATAATAGGCCATAAACTATCACGACCTACCCCACGTGCTTGGTCGTACTGTACAAACTGTTCCGGGCTGAATACTTGTCTACCAGTACCATCTTTCTTATTGAACATATGCTTGTCCATAATACTAAACTTACCTGAACTATTACGTCCAAATATCAATGCAGGATATCCGTCCCATTTGATTGTAACTGTTGCTGGATTCTTAACTGTAGCACTCATTGCTTGTATAGCACGATTAGCACCCTCACTACCACCCAAAAAGATTAAATCTTCTGGATGGTCTAAATGACCTTTATCTTCATTTATAGATAGTGTGTCAATTTTAGATGTAAGTAATGCTAATGATTCCGATGGATTCATAACTGCTCTTTGTCGCTATTCTTTTTTATTGATTTAGAGAACTTACCCTGGTCACGTGATTTAATCGCACCTAGTAACTTTCTTTCTAATATCTCTGCTTGTTCTTTAGGATAATTCCTATTAATCATCTCTAGCAAATTGATAGCACTAGTAATGATGTTGTGGGCTCTACTCTCAATAACATGACTTGTATCACGGTTATTTCCGATAGCTTCCAATTCCTGCAGAAGGCTGCGAGTTTGTTTTTGCATAATAGTTTCCTAATAGTATTTATCTACTTTACGGTTTTATTTCTTTAAGCTATTCAGCAAATTCTTCAATTTTGACCCCTGAACATCTACTACAATTTTCTTATTTTCGGGTTCTAGTATCTCTCCTGTAGCTTGGTCTATGATAGGTTCTGTTGATTGTAAGGTACTTTGGGGCTTCAAATAACTCATAATCTGATTAGCACTAGGCTGAGGTTTATAACTATCGTCACTGTCACCACCATTGTCACTAATACGCATAGTTTCAATATTATATTCTAAGTCAATTTTCATGCCGACACCAGTTGAACTACGTGACTTCATACATTGAATCTGATACTTCCCACGCTCTCGCATACTACGACTTGTAAAAATACCAAACACATTATCTGCTGTATTAATCTTACTGATACCACCTGCAATGTGACTATGGTCAAACTCAATCTCATCTACCGCACTACGATTTAACTGTGACGCTGTTACCATTAATATACCCATCTCTTTTGCTAAATTACGTAATTCTTCAGCAACATACTTGTCTTTAATAAACTGATCGTTAGGATTAACTTTAACAGATACTGGCATCACTAGATCCAAATAGTCAATCATTACAAAGTCAATATTAATACCTGTTTGTATCTGTACCTCTTTCAAATAAGCACGAATGTCATTTACATTACTTTGTGCAGGTAATGCTTTAACACGATATTGTCCTGCTTTCTTGCCAACCATCTTAACTTTAAGTTCAGTTGATCCGATATCTTTGCGAATATCTCTAGTACCCATGTTAGTTAACATAGCATCAGTACGCAAACTAGTTAGTTCTTCACTCAATTCTAATGTAACATATACTCCGCTCATTCCTGTCTGTAACCAATTCAATGCTATGTTCATCATAACAAGTGATTTACCAGATCCTGAACCGCCCGCAAAGATATTTAATTCGCCACGACTCATGCCACCATACAGTATTTTATCCATTTGTGGCCAGCCTGTGCTAACTTGTCCACCGCTGTTAAAGTATTTGTTGATACGTCCTGCAGGATCAGCAAAGTAATCTGTACCCATATCTTTTTGTAAACTGATTTGTACCGCGTCTTTAATTAGTTTCTCAACGGGACCAAAATCACCCTTTTCAAGTAAGTCAGCACTTTTTAATATTGCTCTTTCCAATTCTTGTCGTTTAGTAAAACTTTCAAATTCTTCAAAGAACCAATCATAATGTCCTTGACTCAATTCAGGTATGATTTCAATATCTATACCAGTTAATGCTTTAATTTGTGTACTGTCGGGTAGCACCCCATATTTTGTTGTATGTTCTTTGAACAATTCTGCCGCTGGTCGTAATGATTTATCAAAATTCTCTGAGTTCAT